AAACTCTTCTAATGGCTAACAAAAAAGTAAAAATGAAAATGACTATGCCTGGACTTTCAGGGGAAGGAAGTTCGGATGGCTTTCCTAGTGGAAAATGGGTTCAAAGAAATAAAAATAGTGCTATATTTAAAAAAATAGTTGAAGATGCATGGGCGCCATATCTTTTAAGTTTTGAAGCTGACCTTAGAAAAAATTATAAAGCTATAGCAAATAGCTCTTTAGATAAAAAAACTAGCACTAAAGAAAGATATGGGCAGAGTGAAAAGTACAGGAGAGCAGCTAATATGACTAATTCTCAAAGAGGTCATATGGCTGTTATTAGCGAAGAATCAGACATGAATGGTTTTGCATCAGGACTATACTATGATGCAATGAGAGTAGAGCTTTTGTTTAATGGTACTGATATTACAATATTGCACCCTATGACTGACTCAAAATTTTTACAAATAATTCAATTAATAAGAAAAGGTCTAATTCCTAGAGCTGAAAAAACTCAAAATGGGAATAAAACTTTACATTTGTCAAAGTTTTTAGCAGATGAAGATAAGTTTAACTTTAATCCTAGACGATGGGTAGGGCTTGTAGCTGCTTATAAAGAAGGGGGCGCTCAGTATAATGCTGCAATGAAGAATATGAATGAAAGTTTAGCAAATCAAGAAAGAAGTAGAAAAAGAGGAAGTTATAAAAAACGAAAATAACAAGGAGATGATTATGGATGATGATAGATTGAAAAAAATAGAATTGCTTCTAGAAAAAATGCTAGAAGAGTTAGTAATAGAGGCTGTTGATTCTGATTCAACTATAATCCTCCCGATTCCTACTAAAATATTTTTAGAGATGGAAGCTATGGCAGGAGAAAAATTTAATTTAATTGGAATAAGTTAAAAATATTCTTATATTTGCTACTATAATTTTATAAAAAAAATCATAAACAGGAGATAATATGTCAGAAGGACAAGAGAATACAGTAAATGAGACTCAGCAGAGTCAAACATCAGCACAGGAAGATGCTAATGTAGATTATAAAGCCCTCTATCTTGAAGAAGTGCAGAACGCAAAAAAACTTCGCAAGAGAGCGCAGGATGCAGAAGTAAGCATTCAAGATTTTACGAAACAGCAAGAAACCCAAAAGGTAAAACAATTAAGGAAGCAAGAAAAGTTTCAAGAGTTATCTGAAAACCTTCAAGCACAACTTGATTCTGTTAGTCCTTATAAAGAAAAATGGGAATCATATGAAGCTAATCGTAGAGAGTCTTTACTTTCAAAGCTGCCAGAGGAAGATAGAGAGGCTCTAAGTCAGAAAGATTTAGATACTTTAGAATATATAGTAAATTTAAAACAAGAGTCTAAACCTGTCAACCCTACTCATACACCAGGAGTTGCTAGAGATGTTCAGCCTGTTGATGTTTCTGATTGGAAAAACATGACTGATGAACAACGAAGAGCATTTTATTCTGACCAAGCTATGAGAAGGGCTAATAAAAGGTAAAGATTCTCTATAAACCCTACTTGAAGGCGAAAGCAGTTGATAGAGGGTGAATTAAGAGGAAAGTTCAATGACGAATTTTGAAAAATTACAAAACTATGCTTTGCGTGGAGCTTTTGCAAACTCTGCATTAGATTTAGCAGGCACAAACAATGTTGCTTTAGCAGGTGGTTTAAGAGATAGTGACTCTGCAACAGCTACATTACAACATTTCATCCCTGAAGTTTGGGGTGCATCAATTATGGATTATATGGAAAAAAATCTTGTATTTGGTGCATTAGCTAATGATTTATCTGCAATGGTTGTAAATGGTGGTGATAGGATTCACTTACCAAAACATACAGAGTTAACTGCTAGTGATACTTATGGTTCAGGTGTTGAAACTTTAGTAGATAGCAATTTAGCGTTTGCTAAAACAACTGATACTGAGGACCAATATACATTAGATATTAATCAAGCTATTCATAGTGCAATAGCTATTACTGATGTTGCAAGAGTACAATCTTCTTATGATGTTATGAATCTTTATACATCTAAGTTAGGATATGCTTTAGCTAAAAAAGTAGACCAATATATTGCTCTTAACTTATTCAATGAAATAGCATTTAATTATGCTAATGGTACAGATGATGGCACTCAAGCAGGTAATACAATAGAATTAAATACTACACATGATTCTTATGATATTATTGCAGCAGGCGTTTCTAATATGATGGAAGCTATCTATTCAAACGATACTAATATGGATGAGTATGTTATGGTGCTTACACCAAAATGTTACTCAAGCCTTTTCAAATTAGCAGACTTTGCTAGATATGATGGCATTGGTAACTCTTTAGGTTCTGAAGTTCCATTTATTAGTGGCTTTGCAGGCAAACTTGGTGGTGTTGAAGTTATTGTTTCTAATAACTTTATGCATTATGGTGCAGGCTCAGCAACTTCTGCAGCTTCATCTACACCTGTTGGAAACTTTAGTGCTAATGGGGTTTCTGATGAAAGTGAAAAATTACTTGGATACTTGGTTCATAAAGATGCTATGCATATTGCATACTCTTCAGGAATGAAAGCAAGAGTTCAAAGTGATTATCACTTACCATCATTATCTACACGATTTGTTGCAGATAGTGTTTATGGTTGCTTAATTACAGGAAGTACAACTGCAGGAAACAAAAAAGTTTTCGCATTAGTAAGTCCTGCTTCATAATAAGTAGCTCAATCTAAAATAAAATAGGGGAGTGTAATGCTCCCCTATCTTTAAGGAGAAATATGAAATTAGAAATAACAAAAGAAAATGGAACTAAATTAGTTAAAGAATTTAAAGACTCTAATATAGAGGCTGCTAAAGCATTAGGTTGGAAAGAAGTAGGTGCTAAAGTAGTTAAGAAAAAATCTAAAAAGAAAAAATAATCGTATGATGATTAATTCAATTAAAGAAATCGTAGAAGGTACATTATACAAATTAGATATGTATAGCGATGATGCTCTATCATTAATCATGAGGACAGGTTGGGCAGAATCAGGCTATAGAGCCTTAAGGCAATATAAGGGTCCTGCAATAGGATTTTGGCAGGTTGAACTAGATACAGTTAAAGATACTTTAGATAATTATGTGGCATACAGACCCCACATCAAAGAGATTCTACTTGGGTTAGGTCTAGATGAGGATGATTTAGAATTTTCTGTATTATCAAGTATAGCACTACAAGCAGCATTCTGCCGACTTAAGTATAGACGAGATTCAAAGCCTATCCCCTCATGGGATGATATGGAAAGTCAAGCTAAATATTGGAAAAGAGTATATAATACCGAACTTGGAAAAGGAACTGTAAAGCATTTTATAGAATGCAACGAAGCTAAACATTAAAGGAGAGTTATGCCTAAAAAAACCCCTGTCAGAAGAGCAATAGTAACTCCTGACAAGCACTTTCCCTTAGCTGATATGCCTGCAATTAATGTAGTCTGCAAGACAATCGAAGTAGTCAAACCTGATATATATATAGACTTAGGAGATGTTGGTGAGTGGCATGGTTGCTCTCATTGGCAATGGAAGAAAAAGAAAAGACCTCCTATTGAATACCAATTACCATCTATAGAAAAAGATATAATAGATGTAAATAAAGGTATGGATATTATTGATGAATCTTTAGATAAAGCTAATTGCAAAGAAAAGTATATGATTGAGGGAAACCATGATGATTGGATGAATAGGTTTACAGATGAACATCCATATTTAGATTATAGATTTAAAGATGCAGTAAATTTAAAAGATAGAGGGTATACATTTTACCCTATAGGCAAGTATTTAAAAATAGGTAAACTATTCTTTTACCATGGACACCATTTTGGAAGCATTAACCATACTAGAAATCATTTAGTTAGATTAGGTTCTAATATTATGTATGGTCATCACCATGACTTACAACAATCTAGCCTTACTCATATGGATGGAGTTAAATCTGCTTGGAGTATTGGATGTCTAAAAGACATGGGAGATGAAAAGAATGCTTGGCTTGGTAATAGAAAACATAATTGGAGTCATGCTTTTTCTATTGTAGATTTCTTTGAAAATGGTTACTTTACAGTACATGTTATACAGATAATTAATGGGAAAACATCCCTTTGGGGTAATGTGATAGATGGAAATGTTTAATGCAACAAGAGCTACAATCACAATTAGAGGGATTATTAGGTTCTTATGGATGGATGTTTCTCGTTGGTTTTGCAGCAATGCTATTTCGTTCAGCAATAGAAGGAGCTGTAGAAGGCTTTAAAGTCTTTTATGGTGACGATTTAAATACTGACGATGTAGTTATTATAGATGATAGACCTGCTCGTGTAGTTAGAGTAGGATTTTTTAAAACAATATTTTTTGTATATGAAGTGGGTACATCTCCTGATGGAAAGCCTTATGTTAAATCAGGGAATAAGATGGCTATACAGAATGACCAATTAAAAACACATAAGATAGAAAAGCCTCTATCTATGTTAGACCTTTCAAGGTGGGAGAAAAGTAATGACTGATACATTAAGGACAACAGCAGTAGGGGTTGGAAGTGCAGCAGCAATAAGCTTAGGTGTGTTGCCTGACTTGGTTTCTGTAGCTGTTGGAGTAGTGACATTTATATATTTTTTAATTAAGATTAAGAAAGAATTATGATAGGAACAGGAGTTTTAGTTGAAAAGGCAATATCGATATTAGCTAAACAGTTTAAGTTAGAC